CCCCACCGACAGGATACCCGCTGCAAAGCGGGGTGTAAAGCCCCCACGGATACCTCCCCGCTGGGGGCTTTGCATTTTTAGGCCTCCCCCTGCCCTTGGGGGGCCGGAATAGCGGCCTCTGGGGGCTTATACGGGCCTTCTAGGCGGGTTTTGTGCCGCTCTATAGCCACGGGCAACTCGTACTCCCTGCGGGCCGGGAACTTGCCGGATCGCCGCCACCGAAGGACAGCCGGAGGGGTCACGCCGAAAGCCCAAGCCATCTTGTTCTGGGAGCCGAAAAACCGCATCGCTTCGTCGGGGGTCACTTTTTTCTCCTAGGGGGGTTTACATTCGTTAGGGGGTTTAGTATAGTTACCCCCGTTGACAGATACAACGCATCCACAGACAGGAGAATCACATGGGCAACCGAGCCGTAATCACCTTCACGAACCACGCCACTTCGCCGTGCATCTATTTGCACTGGAACGGGGGCCGCGCATCGGTCGAGGGGTTCCTTAAAGCAGCGCAGCAAATTGAACTGCTGCCGACGAACTTTAACCACGAGTCCGAGTTCCTCGACAAGTTCGCCGAGATGATCGCGCACCGTTTCTTTAAGTGCCGCGTCGGGATGACCGTCTACCGCGAGAAGTACGGACAGGCCGATACCAATAACTGGGACAACGGCGTGTACGTCATCGACCAGAAGTTAGAGATCATCGGGCGACTTTACTCGCGAGGCTCCGAGGAGATCGACCCTGCCAAGTCGGATGCAATCTGCAAGGGCATCGTCGAGTGGACATCGGAGCAGGAGGTGGCGGCATAAGCCGCCCCTTCACAGGAGCAACAGAGATGTTCGTATTCGAAACACAGATATATGCACTCGGTGTTTACTGGCACATCGAGGTGTCGTATTCAGCATTTCCGGAAGAGCCAGATACAAACACTCCAGAGCGTATTGAGATCGAGGACTTGTGGATTCTCGGCGCGTATCCCGAGGGCTGCGAGTCGCCCGCCGACTATGAGTCGGTTCGATACCGGGCTGACATTGGTTATTTAGAGAACCAGGAGCAGCAGGAACTGATCCGTCGCTGCCGCCTTGACCTATTCAAGCACTCGCAGGAGATGGACTATGAAGCGTGATCAATCGCTATGGCCGGCCTTTGTTCTAATGATTGTCCTTTACGGACTGGCGTGCATCGTCGAACCGTGCGATGGCCACTCATGCGATGAGGTCACCTATGGAACCCGATGACGCTCCGTGGGGCGATGACGACGGGTGGTGGCACCAGTTAGACCTAGAGATGCAACAGCGCGAAGAATTGGAACGCAAACAGGAGAGCGACAATGAGCGAACTGCTCAAGATCAACGTCAATAACCACATCGAGAAGAAAGGCAACCTATCTTATCTGTCGTGGGCGTGGGCATGGGCCGAGGTGCTGAAGATCGACCCGAGAGCAAAATGGGTAGCGCACGAATGGAATGATCGCCCCGCGATGTTCCTGCCCGATGGCACTGCGATGGTTAAGGTGAGCGTGACTATCAACGACGACACCAAGACTTGCGTCCTGCCGGTGATGAACAACCGAAACCAAGCCATCCAAAACCCAGACGCGTTTGCTGTCAATACCGCGACCATGCGCTGCATGGCAAAGGCTATAGCGATGTTCGGCCTCGGCTTATACATCTATGCGGGAGAGGATCTGCCCGAGGGAGCCGTGCCGCAACTGAACGCCGAGATCGTCGCTTCGATTGCTGCGGCGACTACGCTCGATGACCTTACGAAACTATTCAAGCAACTGTCGAAAGAAGATCGCATGACGCATATCGACCAGTTTACCGCCCGCAAGAAAGAGTTCGCGTGAAACAACGAACAGAAGAATGGCAGGCCGCTAGGCTCGGGAAGGTTACCGCGAGTCGCGTGGCTGATGTCGTAGCGCGAACGAAAAGCGGCTACGGAGCATCGCGTGAGAATCTTATGGCGCAATTAATCTGCGAGCGGCTGACCGGCAAGCCGACAGAAGGATTCACGAGCGCAGCGATGGAGTGGGGCACGCAAACAGAGCCGGAGGCGCGGGCAGTGTATAGCGCACGCATCGGAGAATTGGTCGATGAGGTTGGCTTTATCGAGCACCCGACGATTGCGATGGCCGGTGCTTCACCAGATGGGGTGACCGATGATGCTCTGGTCGAGATCAAGTGCGCCAATAGCGCAACGCATCTTGAGTACGTTCTGTCGGGCAAGCCGCCGGCCAAGTACATAACCCAGATGCAATGGCAGATGGCGTGCACATGTAAACCGGCTTGCGATTTCGTCAGTTATGACCCGCGACTGCCGGAGTATCTACAACTGCTCATAGTCCGCGTCCCGCGTGATGACGCGATGATCGCTGACCTAGAGGCAGAGGTGCGTAAATTTTTAGTCGAGTTGGATGAAAAGATAAACAAACTGAAGGAGATTCGATTGTGAACTATGACCCGAATTTGAAAGGCGTGCTGTTCAAGAACAACAAGGACGGGAACGAGAAGCGGCCCGATTACCGTGGCTCTGCTGTAATCAACAACGTCGATTACAACCTATCGGCATGGATCAAGGCCAGTCAAAAAAGTGGCGACAAGTACATGAGCATTTCATTCCAGCCGAAAACGGATAGCAAGCCCGCCAAGCTAGCGGCCAAGGTCGAGATGACCGAGGACAACTGGCACGACGACTCGGTGCCGTTCTAAAGGCACGACAGATGCGACGCATATTTCCGAAAGGAACCACGCCCCAGCAATTCACGGCTGCTGCGGCTTTAATGGTGCAGGGTCTGTCGTCAGACCGGGCGTGGTGCGTCGAGGTGTCGGAGTGGAAAAAGCCACGCACGAATCAGCAGAACTCGTTTTTATGGGGTGTCTGTTATCCCGCGATCCTAGAGGGCGGCGGGGAGGCACTGGCGGGATGGACGCGAGAGGACATCCACGAGTATATGTTGGGCGAGTGCTTTGGCTGGGAAACGATAGAGGGGTTCGGGCGTAAGCGAGTTCGGCCCATCAAGAGATCGAGCAAACTTAACCGGCAAGAATTCAGCGACTACTTGCTGTTCCTAGAAACGCGCTGCGCTGACCTGGGCATTGTCATACCGGAGCCATCGTATGAACAGGCATGAGGAAATGCGGCAACAGGTGATGGACTTTCACAAACGGCACCCAGAGGTCTGGGAGATGTTCGTGCAGTTCACCTTCCAGATGATCGACCGCGGCTATAGCAACTACTCGGTCAACGCCATCTTTGAGCGCATTCGCTGGGAGAAGGACAGCGTGGGCGGCGATGGTGTAACGTCGTTCAAACTAAACAACAACTACCGAGCATTTTACTCGCGGCGGTTTATGAAGATGCACCCGCAGCATGAGGGATTCTTTCGCACGCGGCAGCAAACGTCGGAGGATCAGTTTGCGACGCATAAGCCAGAACTGACACCGGCTTACTACGCATGAACCTACGCAAACAAGCCAAGGGCCGCGATTGCACTGTGCGTTTGCCGTCGATCTGCAACCACAATAGCGAGACGGTTGTGCTCGCGCACATACGGATGCCGGGCATTTCTGGCATGGGTCTTAAAGCCGACGATTTACTTGGAGCGTGGGCGTGTAGCGCGTGCCACGACGCGATAGATCGTAGAGCGCACACCGATCTTGAGCGCGATTACGTCCGATTGGCGCACCTTGAGGGAATGGTTAGAACCATTGCACAACTACGAGCGGAGGACATCGTATGATCGACGAGTGGGAACAAGAATGGGATCGAATGTCGCACACGACGACCGAATACAAAGCGGAGATCCGAGAACTGCGTGAACGCATTGTTTGGTACGTCTCAAGAATAGAGGCGCTGGAGTCAGAGGTGCGTGAATTGCGAAAAATGGACAGCCGATGGGTGCAGGAGCCATGACCCGCGACGACATCATCCGACTGGCGCGGGAGGCTAGTAGCGAGCATGATTATGACTTCCCAAACATTTTTGCGCTTGAACGATTCGCCGCCCTTGTTGCCGCAGCCGAGCGGGAGAAATGCGCGGAGATATGTGATAACTCGGCAAAATGGTCTGAACTAGCCTATGCGCTTGCCGCCGCCATCCGTGCGAGGATCGACAAATGAACTGCCCCGGCTGCTTTGGCCGACTATGGATCGAGGACTACAGCGGAGACTGGTTTCGCTGTGGGTATTGCGATGCAACAGGAGAACCAAACCATGCAACTGCTCGTATCTATTCTCTTTCTGACGCCCGTGCTGCTATGCATCGTGCTAATTTCAAGACGGTGGCTCAAGATATTGAACCAGATAAGGCGGGATGAATGGCGGCGAGTGCCTCCGCCGGAGTGGGCGGCAAAGCGTGGCGGTGTCGATCTGTGGTGACTACCGATTTAGCGTAGTACCGCGCACGTTAAAGGGCCGCGCTTGCTTAAAGTGTTTGCTGCCGCAGCGACAGATGCCGCCGAGTAGTCCGTTTACAGTCTCGTGCGAGCAGCCCCAACCGATGCCGTTCCACGGGCAAAACCATACGCAATTCTGGCACGCATCCGGTTCGGCCCACGCCATCTCTTCGAGTGCGTCGTCTTCTAGTTTCATCGGGAGCGCAGCCAGCGTAGGTAATCCGCCCCGACCTCGGGTTCCCAAAACACCTTGACCATGTCGGGATGGTCGTGCGGTAGGCTCGGGTCGATAACGGTGAGGGCGCACGGCGATAGGGAGTTGTCGCGGAATCCGCGCTCCTTTGCGTAGCGGTCGTAAACCTTATAGGAGGCGACCTTGATCGCGTGCATGGTGATGCCTTGGATCGGGTCTTTCAGCACGCTATACGCGCTCTCGTGCTTATGTCCTGCGACGTAGATATGGTCGCGGGTGCCCATCAGCGCGGCTTTCATCGGGCCGTGGGCTGGATTCCAGATTGACGAGCCGCTGTGGTCATGCCGTGCATTGACTCGTACCTCGGCACCGTTCGGAAACCGCAGCGCGATTCGTGCCTCGCTCGACTTATAGAGCGAGTTCTGCTGCTTCGCAATCCACTTGAGCGGATCGCCCGATCCAGACCATAGATCGTGGTTACCGCCGATCATGTAAAGCCAGCGGCACCGATTTACGAACCATTCCGCAATGCGCCATGCCTGTGCCGCCGAGGTGCTCTGGTCGGCGTAAAGCCGCGCCAGTCGCCCCGTCCAGTTGTTCGTGGTGTCGCCCACGTTGCACGCGAAAAGCCCTTCTGTGGCGTTTACGAGGGCCGTATGCCGTTCTATGGCCTCGATGTCGCAGCCGTCATCGTCAACGTGCGGATCGCCAAAGTGCAGCAACCCAATCGGGCCACCGATCTTGATGCGAATCGGGATGAGTTTGCTGGCCTCTTCGTGCTCACGCTTGTGAGTAAATTTACGCTTTCGCTGCTCGATCAGTTGCTCAATCGGGATGTCGTCATCGGGCAGTGGCGTGAACTCAAAGTCCTCGGCGGGCGGCGGGTTGCGGTTTTGGTAAGTAGTACCGCGAACCTCTAACCCTGCACCGCGCATCACTGCTAGCCTTCGCAGCAGCCCGCGTTCGGAGAGTTTCAACTCGGCAGCAGCCATCGTGCGAATGCCCTTGTGCTTAGCAAGGGCCGCTATGATCTGCTCGTCAGTCGCTTTTTTTTCGGTCATTTGTGGTTTTCTTCCGTGTGACCTTAATGCCGAGTTCCTTTCGGCGTTCTTCGGTCAGTTTATCGTCCCGCGTACCGCTCCACTCGAGCGAGCCGTCAACGAGGCGGAATGCTTCTTTGTGGATCAGCGCACAGTCGCAGCACTCGGTGTAGTTGTATCCTTTGACGCGGTACCACTTGCCCTCGTACATCTGTATCGACTTGAGTTTATTTGCCAAGGTAAAGCCTCCGCTCATCAAGTCGTCGATTCACTAGGCCGCGCATCACCTTGCCCGCGGCCTTCGTCCACTTCATAAATTCTTCTGCTGCTTCTTCAAACTCGCCGCGATTGTGCTTCATTCGCAATGATGAGCGTTGTAGATTGCCCAGCCCTACATTGAAAGCAAAGGAAACGAGAGCGTCGAATTGGCCTTGATGAGCAAAGCCAGCAGGGCAATATCGGGCCACGCCGCGCTCAAAGCGCACAAGGTCTTGAGCGAGGAGAGCATCAACCTGTTCAGCAGTCCAGACACGATCATCCTCTGCGCGTAGTGGGAACTGTAGCCTATCGGATACAGGCATCGCGGCCTGTGCTGGGTATAGAAGGTGCCCGACTCCGACCGTCCATAGCGAGGCCGGACACCGATAGGGGCGCATCCTTACGCCCTCATGGTGGCGAATCATCGCCAAGGCGTTTTCGCTGACCTTCATTTTTTCTGGAATGCTTGCGTCCCGAACCAGAAGGCAATGATCGACGACAAGATCAGCATCTCATCGTCGCTGAATACGTTTTCCATCGCTATCGCAAACGGGATGCCGGTTGTGTAGGCGTACCAGACGCCAGCCACGTTGAGCGCGACCAACTCCAGCACAAAGATGTACGTCACAACCGGACGCACCGAAGCGCGTAGGTTGATCATCCACTGGCTTGCGCCCTTGCCGATCTCGATGTCGTGCTGGTACAGAGCCTGTCGCTCCTCGCCAGCCGTCTGCGTCTGGATCTGTTCTAGTTTGATCTCCTCGACCTTTGCCTGTGCCAGAAAGCCCCGCTCGGCCAATGCTAACTCGCGCTCCTTCTGGGCTGCGACTAAAGCCAGTTCGTGCTTCTTGTCCTGCCGGTCTTGAAAGATGGACAGAATCTTCGGCAATCCGCCAGCGAGGAACGAGAGAAAGGTGCTAACCATGGTCATCATTTGTTGCGCTCCTCAATCAATTTAACCCGTACTTGCAGATCGTGAATGTCCGTATAGATTTCTTCTTTCATCTTGTGCCGTCGCTCGGCTGATATAGGGCTGTCAGTTGGCACGCCCTCTGCGCTGATCAGCGCGGGCATCTTGCTTTCAACCGAGAGCAAACGATTGTTAAAAGATGCAATCTCCGTGAGTAGCCAACCAACAGCGGCAAGCAGTACAGGGAAGAGCATATCCACAATCTTCTGCATATTCATGTTAAGCCCTCGCTAGTGATTACTTGTCGTTGCGTTTGTTGACAAGATCGAACAGCGTTTTGATCTTGTCCTCGAGTACCGCGACGCGAAGGTCTAACTTCGACAGCACAATGATGAGCGTGATTAGCGCAAGAATTACCGGCCATGCGCGGGTGAACATTTCGAAGATGTCCATCTATCGACGCTCCAGCACGCGGTCTAACTTGGCCTCGATTGATTGCAGCCTGGTATTGGTATCAGCCACACGCGCCTCGATCACCGCAATGCGCCTATCGGCTTCCGGCTGGATCGTGGTCTGCTCGACCTTTTCCAATCGTTGGCTGATCGCGTCAAGTTTCGAGGTCATCTGCGTGCCCCAGATAATCAGCGCCACAACCAAGCCACCGTCTACCAACAGCGAACCTGTCGGCACTTTGAATTTGGACATATCAATCATGTGTGCGCCCTCAATCACTCCGCTCGATGGTGATAATCACATCCGCTGTTGCGGTCAGCGGAGTGCCCGATGTGCTATCGGTGACGGTGCACCGATACGTCGAATAGAACGATTCGCCAATGTTCATTCCCGTCTTGCTGAATGTAGTGGTCGCTGCGGTCGGACTATTGACCGTGAGCGTGTCGCCTTCGAGCAATGCCCACGAATAGGTATAGGGCGAGGTGCCGCCAGTCGGCGTGACCGTGGTGCTATTAGTCGTTGCGCTTGAGGTCTGCACGATCTTAACCAACGTCGCAGGGCTGGCCGATGCGCTAAACACGGTGCGCGTGATCGACACGCTAACATCAGCCGTTTTCGTGGCCGCAACGTTATCGGTTACGGTGCAGCGGAAAACCGCATCGTAGGTAGTGCCGCTGGCGAGACTCGTGCCGGTGAAGGTGCTGGTCGCCGAGGATGCGCTGTCCGCCGAGATACTGGTCGATCCGCTTTGCCGTGTCCACGCATAGGTATAGGGCGACGTACCGCCGACCGCAGTGGCCGTAGCAGATGCCGTCGTGAGACTCGCGCCCGTGCCCGAGGTGGTAAGGCTGCTAGGCGATACCGACAGCGACAGTGCGCTCGGCAGTGATGCCGCGCCCGCTGGTACGCCATTGACCGGAGGCTCTGGATCGGACACGCCGCCATCGGGTGTTCGGATCTTGACCCAGTAGTAGCGCGTCGTGGTGTCGGTCTTGGCTAGGAATACGTTAGTCGAGATGCCCGTCCAGACCTTCGTGGCCGACGAGAATGGGGTCTGCGAGGTGTACTCATAGAGATCATATTGCGAGCCGAGCGGCACGACGGCAGGCGCAGACCACGAGAGATAGATGCTGCTTTCAAGAGTGGTGACGGTAAGGTTGGTCGGCGGGCTTGGCTCGTAGATGTCTGGGGTCGGCGTGGTAACGCTCGTTGGTGTCAGATAGTCGGTCGTCAGCGGATCGTTCCAATCCGTAGACGCTTCTTCGCGCAGCACCAACTCGATTGCGCCGGTAGGGTCAAACTGCCAGCCCTCGCAGCGCACGGTCTTATTCGTCCAGCCAATCTCCGAGAACGTCACCGTGCCGGTTTCAAACGGCAGGATACCGAACGCACTCATGCCGCATTTAACCGTGGCGACTTGCCCGTTGCGACTGCGGCGCGAGAGCAGGATGGCGTGCCGCTGCGCTTCGTACTCGTTCGTGCACGCTGCAAAGTCCGTCTCTAGCCACATCTGCTCGCCATCGGCAGAGACGTAGGACGTATTTA